CCCTTATATGCCTTCACCCCCTGTCGAGAAAGACAGGTTTGTTGGGAAGGTTGCCTTGGTTACCGGAGGCTGGGGCCGGAGCAGAACATCACAGTCGTCTGCCAGAACTGGGTAAGGTACGCGCGGAAACAGAAAAGAGGTTCTGGGTCAGCGGTACGCAGACAAAGCATGACCAACCGCAAAACGGTTGGGAGGCTTTCCAGTGCGAAAAAAGTGGACAATCGACACCGGATCTCCCCAATTGTTGAGAGAGGTGGTGGTAGGGCCAGGGCCTCCGATTCCTAAGGAGTTAGACGGTACAAGGTCATTTGCTACGGCTGCGCCTAAGCTATGGCCAACTGCCCGGGTTGCTCCCTGAATGTATTGGAGGGCTGTACGGTAACGTGCCGTGTGAGTAGAAGTGAAAGGTAGCAAAGGCCAAGAGGCCGCTTCTTCCCAATTCCTTGTACCGGCTATGTATACCGTCTGTCCTTTCCTAACCACACCTGACTCAGAGGAGTAGGCGTCTTCAAGTCCTTTGCGGTCTTCATCAGAGAGACCGCTGGCCAAGCCCTATTTGGCCCTGGGTACTGCGGGAACAGGCTTCTGCCAGGCCGCGGCCACATGTGATGTGGGCCAACGTAAGTACCAGGTCGGACGAACAGTAATACTGTACGTCTGCGTGGTGGCCGGGGCGGCAAAAACCACAGCGTAAAAGGTCATGGCGCGCGGGGAAAACGTAGATGAGGGCCACATTGCAAACTCGCTCATGAAAGAGTCGAATTGCGAATAGGCCGCCGTGTTTCCACTGACGGTGTAGGCGCCAAGCCATTGGTTAAAGCGCAGAAACGCGGAGGGATCAGCGACAGTGGTTCGGAACACCTTTCGACGCAAGAGGTCGGCACCCGAGATGGGCCGCTCGTTAGCGTACTGGGTGATGTCCTGCACAATGCCGTCAAATAAAGTGCCACTCGTGTCATTGTAGATGGCAGACGGCGCTCCCGTGAGCTTGATACGCTGATCCAATGGCACAACAAACACCACTCCACCAGCATTCATAGATTGCGTGGTGTTCACGATCTCGAGGGATAATCCAGAGGCGCGCCCGGTGGCGGGTCCTCCATTCGAACCATCAACAGAGATGCGTGGCGAAGAGTTACTAC